CCGGCTCATTCGAGTCCAGTCATGGGATGCAATTCAGCACCCCTAGGAATAAAATTACGGCTCGTGCGTGCATAAAAATTCGAAAATTCCCCCAAAGGGGAAATTTCTAAAAAACTACGCGCATTTACTGCTGTATTAATATTTCCCGACTGGGTTCACGTTTTAAAACTTACTTCTAAGTAATGTGGCGACCGTACCGCCCTCTCACCCATCTTGCCCGAAGGCTCAGAGATTTTGAGTTTTAACATATTTTGGAACCATTTAACGATGGTAACTAATTCGTTTTAATCCCCCCTACTTTTCAGGGGGAAGTGGAATTTTTAACGAGCTTTCAAACTCACTAGACCCCTAGTTTGGGGTTGGGGTGCCGTACTGCCACATGACCGGTACATTCAAAAAGAAATGGCAACCGAAATCGGTGCCAATACTGTTGTATGACCAGACACGAACACCTACATCAGAGACACCACTAACCGAATCAGTCATAACCTCGAGTTGGAAAAAATCAAGATTGGACCCATCAGTTTGGATGCCTTTGGTATAGTTGGCGGGATTCGTACTCTCCATGCGAAAATTGGAGTACATAGGGCAAGAGACATTCATCCCTGCATTCGTCTGCTGGTTTGTCAAAGCCTGACCAGACGAACCGGGAGGACAGTTATTCACGAAGAATGCGGCGTTAAAGCTTTGTGTTCCTCGGATGCTGTTTATGGAAATTTCGCTTGCGGTGGCTGTTGTGCTGTAATTAACACGATGAACCCTAATGTGACCAACAGGCGCTGGACCTTCCACGTTGAATGTCCAGTGGGTCGAACCACGGTACGTGATGAATCCTGGAAGAATCCATGTCAATGGAATCATCTGTGAGTAATTAAACTGAAAGATGGTGGCAGGGACCACAGTGCCATGGGCAGCATTAATGCCGTTGGGGTCATACCCATACATCCCAGGGATCTTACCAAATGTTTTCTGCAGAATGGAGAATTCAACACCCACAGTGTTATTAAATGCTGCGGTAGAAACCAGCGTTGAGCGTCGAAAGAGCTGCCGCAATGATTTCACTGATTCCCCAAAATTCATAAGATAACGCTCATCTACAGTGTTGGGTGTGTCAGTGCCAATAATGTGAGGCGCTGTGATGGAAGATTCGGTATATTCTCCAGATTGCACTTGGAAGGTCGACATAAATGCGGAGAGATTAGTCGGATTTGCAAATTCCAAATTCTCTGCGGCCCGAACAAACACGAGAATTGACACAGCTGATGTGGCTACAGGTGCAGTCAACGTGGTTTGCACCCGCACTGTAATAGTCCCATTGTCAAAGAGACCATTCCTATTAAAAGGCGGCGTGAGAGAGGTAGACCACGGAATCTGAGAGGCCAAAAGATTGTTAGGATTTAGCAAGAAGGCTGTAGCTTGCTGGTAAGGGACTCTAAACTCCACTTCATTCGATTCTCCCAAATCGACAATAGAAGTAAACACAACATTTGCTGATGCAGCGTCTGTAGTGATATTCTCTGCGGTGTAGCCGGCTGGGTCGAAGGAAATTCTCAAACGACCTTTGTGGAAGACAGAAGCCACAATCTTGAACTTGAAAATAACATCTCCGCGCCAGGATCGAAACAAACTGGAAATCCAAGACATAGGGGTCATATAGATCTTGGGATTTGTTGCGTTATCATTGTCATACAAGTTGGGCATAACCCGCGAAGTAAACAAGATGTCGTCAATAGCATTTGTAGTGCTCCACACAGTAGTGGTGAGGTATGATTCCCGTTGAACGAGGTGGCTAATAACCATCTCATCGGTTGGGTCTAAACCTATAATTGACGGATCCACTGAAAGTTCGTTCTTTGGATCGAGTGTGAGCTTTTCTATTGGGAACCCTATCTCTGTGGAAGCAAATTTTGGAAAGGCCTCAGGTCTGAAAGGGTGGGTGTCAGCCACCACAGGAACATTCGTGAAACCAAAAAGAGACGCAATGGTAGACACTGCACTCGCTCCAATTCGTGTGGCAGTTGCAAATCGCCCGATAACTGGAATCTTCTCAAACCACTTTGCTGCGCTTGCAATCGCGCTCGCTGGTGCGGAGACAACACCATTGCCATACTCATCTGCTTGCTCCTCATACTCATCACACTGGGTTGCTAATCCAATGGAAGGACCAGAGAGCTTCAC